AGATTACGCAAATGATAAACCGAGGATGTTCGCGGAGTTGGCGGAAATGGCTGCAGGGAATCCGACGTTGGCGCGCATATGGCGGTATAATCAGAAGAGAAACGAATGGAGGAATACTAAATGACACATTTGACTTGGAGTATTGATTGTCCGCATTGTGGGTACAAGCACGAAAACTGGCAAGATTTCATTGATACGGGTGATATGGAAGGAACATTCCCTTTAGATTGCGAGGAATGCGAGAAAGAGTTTCAAGTATCTTACTCTACGGTAATTACATTTAACTCAACAATATTACCGAA